ACAGAACAGTTACAATGCCAGACTCTGCTGAAAGAGTATTTATTGTAGAAGATGCGACCGCTAGATCTTCATCTAATTACACATTAACTGTAAAAACAGTATCAGGTACAGGAGTTGCAATACCTATAGGTGCTAAAATAGTATTATATTCTGATGGCACAAATATAAACGCAGGTCCTATTACTAAAGGTTATTATACACCTAGTGCCACTTACACTACGGTTAATGGAGACCAAGTATTAATTGATACATCAGGAGGTGGAATAGGTACTGCTATAACAATAAACTTACCAGCTTCTCCAAGTATAGGTAATGAAGTTACATTTATAGATAGTGGTAATAACCTTGCATCTAACAACTTAACAGTTGGAAGAAACGGATCTAATATCAATGGAGCTGCTTCTGACTTAGTTGTTTCAACAAATGCTTCAGCTTTTACTTTGGTGTATGTTAATGCAACTAGAGGCTGGGTCTATAAAGATAAGATATAGGAGCACGGACCATGGCTCTTATTGAATTTAAATTCAAACCAGGAATCGATAAACAAGACACTGAAGTGGGTGCAGAATCAAGATGGGTTGATTCTGATAATGTTAGATTTAGATATGGTTTACCAGAAAAAGTTGGTGGCTGGTCTTCTTTAGTAACAGATTCTTTAGTAGGTGTTGCAAGACAACAACACGCTTTCGTTGATTTAGATGGTAATAGATATATTGCAATCGGTACAGATAAATTCTTAATTGTATATTTTGAAGGTCAGTTCTATGATGTTACTCCTTTAGCAGCAGCCTTAACTTCTTGTACTATAACAACTGTTTCTGGATCTGCTGAAGTTACAATTACAAAAACTTCACATGGATTAAAAGCAGGTGATATTGTTTTATTATCTTCAACAACTTTACCAGGTGGTACCGGTTATTCTGCATCTGACTTTGATGATAAACTATTTCAAGTAACTTCGATTACAAACGCAAACAATTTTAAAATAACACAAACTAGTAATGCTAGTGGTAACGCAGGTCCAGGAGGCAGTGTTACAGTTACACCTTATGAAACAGTAGGTCCTGCAGCACAATCGTATGGTTATGGTTGGGGTACAGATACATGGGGATCAAGCACTTGGGGTACAGCTTCATCAGCAGATGATGTAGTTCTTGAACCGGGGTTATGGTCTTTAGATAATTTTGGTGAAGTATTAATTGCAACTATTGCAAATGGTAAAACATTTACATGGAATGCAGGTGATGCTGCAAGATTAACTACAAGAGCTTCTACTGGTACAACAGGTTTTTCAACTACCAATAATCCAACTGCATCAAGATTAACAATGGTATCACCAACAACAAGACACTTAGTACACTTTGGAACAGAAACAACTATTGCAGATTCTACAACACAAGATGATATGTTTGTAAGGTTCTCGGACCAAGAAAATATAAATAGTTTTGCACCAACTGCAGTTAACACTGCAGGTGATTTTAGATTACAAGATGGTACAAAAATTATGGGTGCTATAAAAGCAAAAGAAACAATATTGATATGGACTGACAATGCATTGTATACAATGAAGTTTGTTGGTGCACCTTTTACATTTGGCTTTGAACAAGTTGGTACAAACTGTGGATTGATTGGTAAAAATGCAGTAATAGAAATTGATGGTAATGCATTTTGGATGAGTCCAAAAGGTTTCTTTATGTATGATGGTACAGTTAAATCTTTACCATGTAGTGTTGAAGATTTTGTTTATGATAGTATTGACACTACAAAAGGACAACAGGTTGCAGCAGGATTGAATAATTTATTTACAGAAGTTGTTTGGTATTATCCTTCTTCAGGTTCAGAATATAATGACAAGTATGTTATATTTAATTATGGTGAGTCTGGTAGAGAAGGTGTTTGGTACACAGGAACAGAAGCAAGAACATCATGGATCGATGCAACTATATATCCAAAACCATCTGCAACTAAATTTAGTGCATCAGCATCAGGAAGTTTTCCAACTGTAGTTGGTGAATCTGGTTTAGGTCAAACAATATTATTTGAACATGAGGTTGGAACAGATCAAGTAAATCCTGATGGTACAACAACCACAGTTACATCATTTATAAAATCGTTTGATATAGATTTAGAACAAAGACAAAGAACAGCAACAGGTCAAGCTACGGGTCCAAAAGTTGCAGGTGAAGTATTTTTAGCTATGAGAAGATTTGTACCTGATTTTAAAACACTTGCAGGTAATGCAAAAGTTACTTTGAAAGTAAAAAGATATCCGCAAGATTCTGATTTAAATACACAAGCAGCACTAAGTCCTTTTACAATTACTGCAACGACACAGAAAAAAGATACAAGAGCAAGAGGACGTTTTGTTAATTTAAAAATAGAGAACGATGCTGTATCAGAATCATGGAGATTTGGTACATTACGTTTAGATTTACAACCGGATGGTAGAAGATAATGTCTAAGATAGTAGTAAGAATACCAGAACCAAAACAAGAATACGATGTATCTACACAAAAACAAATTAACAGATCTCTTCAATCTGTTATAGATCAATTAAATTCTACATACTTACAACAACTAAAAGAAGAAAGTGAACAGTATACATGGTTTAAAGGTGGGAGTAATACTTAATGGCTAATAAATATAAAAACGCATTTTATACACCAAGTGGTACAAATACACAGGACCTTATTTATACATGTCCTGATCAAACTAGATCCATATTTCAAACAATACAATTAACTAATATAAGTGGTAGTAAGAATGTAACTGTTAGGATTACTGATTTCTCAGCTTCAACTAGTTATGTTATAGCCTATGTAGAGATCAGTGGACCCACCATCGTTAACGTCTTAAAAGGGTCTATTGTACTAGAAGAATCAGATACATTAACAATTGAAACCACTGCTACATCTGGTATAAGTGGAACTGCAGCTTTATTAGAAACAACTAGAGTATATATAGCTGAAACTGGAGGACCATCATAATGTTTAAAGAACCCGCATCCGTAAGATATGAAACAATAAACGGCAAGAAAGTACCTGTCGTAGAATGCGAAACTGAAGTAGTATTAAGAAATACACAAACAAATTACGAATACAATTCTGACCAAGAGGCAGAAGATGATATTGCGAATCCTGAAACAGATACGCAAAGAGAACACATTACAAGATCATTAAAAATTAAAGTAGCAGCAATGCCACCAATAGGTGCAGAATCAGATAGTGAATAATGGCAATAACTAACGCACAACAATATCAACAACTTGTAAGAAAAGATGCCAACGGTAAACGTCCGGGTTATCGTGGTTCTGATTGGGGTAGTTCAGGTTACAGTCCTAGTTATAGTAATAGTAATAAAGGACCGTCTAAATCTAAAAGCACTGGCCCTTCTTTTTCAAATTTACCTAGTGGTGAAGATAGAAGACAAACTTATTCAGCAATACAAACTCAAACAGGTAAAGTAAAAGGTGGAGGAGATCCTATAATAGGTTCTGGTGGAGACGTCATTAGTTATAAAGATGATAGACCAAGTCAAAAGGCAATAGATAACGCAAAAAAATTTCAAGAAGAACAAAGACAAAAAAGAGAAGAAGCAGAGAAAAAAAGAAGGGCTGAAGAACTTTCTAATTTAGGTAAAACTACAACAGATAAATTTGGTAATGTTATAAAAGGTGTATTTTCTCCATTTAGTATAGTAACAGATAAATTTTTTAAACCTTTGTTAGAAAAAGGACAAAAAATTAATGACGCTTTTTACGAAGAAAATAGAGATATAATTGAAAAAAAATCAGGAATAGGTAATCAAAAAGATTACTTTACAGCTAGACTTGAAGGAAAAATAGATGCTTACGGTAACCCAATAGGAGATTCATACAGAGACCCACAAGGTAATATAGTGACAAGAGGCGGTGGCCAAGATCAACCAATCGTTCCAATTGTTCCTACAACAACAGGAATTGCATCAGCTACAACAGATGTAGTAGATGATAGAACAGAATTAGAAAAATTATTAGATGCAAGAGGAGCTGCTTATAGATTTTTTGCAGATGGTGGTAGAGTCCCTGCTCAACAAGGTGGGATCATGCCTAGACTAAATGAATTAAGTGGTGGTGTATCTTCTGCAGAACAAATGTTAC